TTATATCTTAGGTGACACACCAATGACATTACCCAACGATGCAAATGCACTTGTAGGTTGGGCTAGAAACACAGCAGGTGCAGCATCAACGGGTATTCAAGGTTGTGTTACAAGAAATACGTATCTTGGCTTGTTCTATCCAAGTGGATTGTCAGTAGACTTAGCAGGTAACCAAGTTGCGGTACCCCCATCTCATATGATGTTGAGTACGTTCTTGCACAATGACCAAGTGGCTTATCCTTGGTTAGCGGCTGCTGGTACACGCAGAGGTATCATTAATAATGCTACTTCAATTGGTTATGTAAATGCACAGACAGGTGCGTTCATATCAATTAAAACAAGTCTGGGTATTAGAGATGTGCTGTATGAAAACAACATCAATCCATTAGTGTTCTTCACAGGTCAGGGTCTGCTGAATTATGGTAACATAACAAGCTTTGCATCAAGCAGTGCGTTAGACAGAACAAACGTTGCAAGATTAATTTGCTACATTCGTCGTCAATTGACACTAGCAGCTAGACCATTCGTGTTTGAACCTAATGACTCTATTACTCAGAAAGCAATTGCCGGTGTAATTCAATCGTTCTTTGTAACACTCGTAGCACATCGGGGTATCTATGATTACCTAGTAGTGTGCGATTCTTCAAATAACACACCTGCAAGAATTGATAGAAATGAGCTATGGGTAGACTGTGCAATTGAGCCTGTTAAGGCTGCTGAGTTTATCTATATCCCAGTTAGAGTTTTAGCAACAGGTACAATAGGTAATCAGGTTTAAGAAGAGATGACAGTCTAGGCACTATGAACAAGTGGTGCCTAGACTAAATATAGTATAATTAATAACAGGAGATCATTAATATGGCAATAGCTAGCCAAAGTTTATTCAATATGACAGTCGCAGGAGACAATGCGGGCGGTAACCAAGGCTTGTTAATGCCTAAACTTCAATTTAGATTTAGAGTAAACTTTATCAATCTTGGTTTGGGTAATGATGGTTTGTCTTTAACCAAACAAGTAATGGAATGCCAACGTCCAAACTTATCGTTTGACGAAATTACATTAAACGTTTATAACTCACGCATTTATCTTGCCGGTAAACATACATGGGCAGAATTGACCATGACTATTAGAGATGATGCTTCTGGTACAGTCTCTACTGCGCTAGGCGATCAATTGCAGAAACAAATGGACTTTGTTGAGCAAGCGTCAGCCGCAGCTGGTCAAGATTATAAGTTTGAAACAAATATTCAGGTACTAGACGGTGGTAATGGTACATACGCTCCGGTTGTACTAGAAGAGTGGCAGCTTTATGGTTGCTTCCTCAAATCTGCAAACTACCAGGGATTAAACTATGCTACAAGTGACGCAGTAACTATTCAAATAGCAATGCGTTATGACAACGCAGTACAGCTTGAGAATGGTGTACTTTCTGGTGTTGGTACCCCAGCAGTAACTAGAATCCCAGCAAACGGTCAGGATTCAGCTACAGGTATTGGTTCATTTCAATAACTAATAAAAATCCTACTCATGACAACGTGAGTAGGATTTTAATAACATGGGAATAGGATATAAAGGTGATGAGGTACAAAATTTTATAGGTCAAGAGATTACCTCTGGCAATTCTTCATTACAAAAAATATTAGCTGATTTTAGCCACGCTTCTAAGATATTTGGCACTAATTCATATGCCAATGCCCCTAAAAACAAGTTCTTATTTCATGTTCACTTTAATATAAACCCAGATGCTTATGTTCCATCAGATCCTAGCGAGTCAAATTTGATTGGTATTTTGGTCAAAGAAGTAAAATTGCCCGGGTATTCATTTAATACACACATTTTAAATCAATATAATAGAAAGCGAATAGTACAAACTAAAATTAAGTACGACCCGGTAAATTTTACTTTTCACGATGATATGAGCAACACTATTGCTAGGATGTGGGCAGCATATTATACATATTATTATAATGATGGTTCTATGCCGGCCGTATTATTCAGCGGTAATTCAGGTGCAGCAGCCAGCGCCGAATTTGCACCACCAAGCGGTGGGCAAAATCAAATATCAACACTAACTAACTACGAAGCTAAAACACAATATGCCCCTGCTAGCGCATTGCCCAACCCTAACAATTGGGGATATATTGGTGAAACTAACGTACCGTCTAGTACGCCAGCTACGCTCGCCAAAGTCCCGTTCTTTAAAGATATAACAATATTTGGATTACAGCGTCATCAATTTTTAGCATATACTTTAATAAACCCTATTATAACACAATTTTCACACGACACGTATAGCTATGATGATAGCGCCGGCACTATGAAAAACACTATGACATTAGATTATGAAACAGTAGTGTATAATGAAGGAAATATAGACGGCATGGATCCAAGTAATATTGTTACTGGATTTGGTGAGGTTGATGTGTATGATAGAACTCTAAGTCCTATTACCCCTGATGGTACAAACAGTTTAATAATTACTGGGCAAGGACTTGCTGACGGGAATGGCGGGGACGTTGCAGCACTGCAAAGACCATCAATTCTTAATCCAACTCCCAATGCAGGCCCATCAACTCCTGATTATGCTACTAATCCAAATGCACCTAGCGAGGTTGATCCCAATGGCGCGGCGTTCGACGCCCAATATGGTGAAGCCGCTAGAAACCAGAATAGTACTAGAAATGCTTTGTTTAATATGCCTAGTCCATCTACCAGCCCAGGTCCAGGTGGATTAGCAGGAGTCCCTGCTGCGGCAGACGGAACTTTTGCTGGGTCACTTACTCAACCAGCAAATGTGCCAAATCCATTCTCTAGTGCTAGCAAAGGTGGAAATCCAAATAGTGTATTATTCAATAGTGGTCAAGCAGGATCGTCGCAAACTGCCGGCGTACAAGTTACCGGAGCACCATTTGTGGGGGGCGGAGGTCAATTTAGAGGTGCCGGCACTAGTGGCTCTTGGTAACATTGCATAAATAGTTTTATGGCAATAACTATAGACAATAGCTCGTTATCCCTTGACAGAACTGTAAGAATATTTGATTCTTTTTACAGCAATCAACTAGTTGTACCCTTCAATGAATTTGATATGGTAAATGGGTATTTCTTAAGTGTATGTACGTCTACCTCAGTGGCAAAGAACTTTACGTATTTGTTTTTCTTAATAGCACAAAAAACAAACACGCCGGTATTTAATTTACTAGCGCAAATAAGCAAAGGAACCCAACCAGATGGAACATCAGGCTTATTACAGATGAACAGCTTAATCTGCTATTATTTGAACGGGTTTAAATCAAAAACATCACTATATGGAATAAGTGTTATCCCGCAACCAAATCAAAATGCGGCTAGAAACGTAGTGCAGTAAAATGGCTAGGTATGCACAAGCCTTCTTTACTCCCAAAAATCCACAAAAATATGTAGGTAATCATAAACCTTACTATCGTTCAGGGTGGGAATTAACGTTTATGATGTTCTGTGATAGTCACGATAAAGTAATTAATTGGGCTAGCGAACCTATTAAAATACCATATAAAAATCCATTCACAGGTAAAGGTACCGTGTATGTTCCCGACTTCTTTGTATTGTATGAGACAGTTGGTGGCAGGCAAGTAGCGGAAATCGTAGAGATTAAACCTAAAAAACAAAGTATCATAGAAAGCAAAGTAACTAATGCGAGAGATAGAGCAGTAGTTGCATTAAATCATATTAAATGGGCAGCAGCAAAGGCATATTGCAAACAGCAAGGATTAATCTTTCGCGTAATTACGGAAGACGACCTCTTTTTTAAGTCAAAAAGTAGATAACAATTTTACCCGATTAAATACTTAATGAGCAATCGAAAACTAGAAGAATTATTTAATATTGGTCCTAACACCGAAAACCCAGAAATGCCCGTTTTAGAAATTGGGCAAGAAATAACCTCTGAGGCACTCAATAATCTAGAGAAAATTGAGAACGCACTACCCCAAGTTCGCGGGCTAGAGATGTCAGACATAGAGATGGATGAGCTAGCAAATATCGCCAC